ATGTTTAAGAGTTTCAATATAAGTCTCTTCACCACTACTTAAAGTTGTTTTAAGTTTTTTATTCTCATCTGCAACTCTTTGAGCAAAGGTAATTGCTTCATGTCTTTCTCTATCAGCTGCTTCTTTAGCACGTCTTTCGTCATGCCAAACTTTTTTAAGCTGTGCCATTCTTTGTTTAACACGTTCAGAATAGTCTTGTAACGTATCATTTTCTAGTTCTTCTACAACCTCTTTAGGTAAAGGCTCACGACCTCTATCTTGTGTAGGTGTATCGTCTTCTATCTCAAGGTCAAAATCATCAACCTTAGCTTCTATCTTAACTTCATTTTTATCTGTTTCAATTAAAACTTCTTTTTCATCAGGCAATTTATTACCTGTCGTACCTGGAACTTCGTCATCATCTGGATATTCGTAGACAATGCCGTCTTTTGTTTCAGTAACCATATACTTCTCCTTATGCGCGTGTATAACCGCGTGGGTCTTGAACTACACCCTCAACGGTATCGTCGTTAATAATGCGGAATTCTCTTCCGTGGATTTTAAATCTAGTACCTGCGTATGCACGTGTTAGAACAAAATCACCCTCTTTACACCATGGACCTGTAGGAAATCTAGTCTCATCTTTATAAGCTAAGTCACCTACTCTTACTACAAATAAAACAACCGTTGATAATTCTTCAGTAGTTCTAGTTGAATCTGCTTTTACAATACCACCTTGATATGTTTCTGAAGCATCAGGAATTGCACAAAGTATCTTATATCCTTTAGGCTCAGGTAACTGTAAACCACGTTCTTCAATCGGTATATCTTCTGCTTCTATTGCATCTATTTTTGGTATTACTATCGGTCGACCTGTTGAATCAACCAAATTTTTACTAAATGTCGCGATGGTATCACTCATCGTTACCCTCCATCATACGTTTTGCAAGGTCTTGTACTATGTATTTCACAGTGAGGAGACCCTGTATATTTCCCACTGAATATTGATAAGAAGCATAATCTTTTGCTGCTCCATCACCCAAACTTGTTTCTATTTCTCTGCGCCTTTCCTCAATCTTTTGGATTAAGTATTCTAGCGTTGAATCCATATGTTACTCCTTAGTCTAAAAATAATTCATATTTATATTAACTCTAACTTTTTCATTTGTAGGGTAAGTACTATCATGCAATTTATTTGGTTCAAATAATAAAATTCTATTAGCTACACTATTTACTTCGGTTCCATCTTCGAAAAATGTTACTCCGTCATTAGTATTTATATAAAATAAAGCCCCTTTATGCGGGTATTCATAATCTGCATGTAATAAATCAGTTTTTTTCTTACCTATATTAGGATATAAATTTCCTTTAATTCTTATAATTGCTTTCATACTGAGTTTTTGAATAATAGGATATATTAAATTTAAATTAGAGCATGAAGGTGCATTATTGTTATAAAACGTATGCGTAAAATACATTGTATCTTTATCTTCATACCCGTCATGTGTAGGACTTTTATTATAATGCCACTGTATATAAGGCCCCATCATATATTCACTAAGTATTTTAAACTCATTTAACTCTAGAAAATTATCTATAACTGTGTAGTTATTTTTTTCCACTACGATTCCTTAGGTTTTTGTTGATCCTTTTGATGCTTCATTTGTTTTTCTTGTAGCATTAATTGTGCATTTTTATTTACTTGTTCTGCGCCAAACTTAGCTCCATCCATCATTTGTTGCATTTGTTTAGCATCTTTATCAAGAGTTAACCTTGTATTTTCTAACATAACTTTAGACGCATGTGTAGCTCCAGCAATACGCTCTTGAGATTCAATACGCATCTTATCAAGCTCAAGTCTAGCTTGATCGGCTTCAATATCAGCCATAGTTTTTTGAGCTTTAATTTGCAAGTCTTGTTCTTTAAGTTGTAATTCTTTTTGCTGCATTTGGATAAGCGGATCTTGTTGCTGTTGTTGAGCTTGTTGTTGAGCAACTTCTGCTTGATCTTTTTGTAACAACTGTTGTGCAGCTTGCGCCTGTAAACCAGCTATTTGATTTTCCATCTCAGGAGTAAGTTCTTCATCCATTGGTGGTAATGCAGTACCAAGTTGTTGTTCAATTTGTTTTCTATATTCAAATGCAACGTGCTCGTTAATATGCGCCATAGCTGCTGCTTGAATCATCTGAGCTTGTGGGTTTTGTCCTACAATCTGCATAATCTTAGGATCTTGCATAGCCGACATATGAACTTGAATATGTGCTTGATGATCTTGAGTTATAAATGCTTTTACAGGTTTACCATTAAGAATCGCCATATTTTCTGCGACTGGATCTTTTGGTTTCATAGTATCTTCTGTTGGAATTAATTTACCAATATTCTTAACACCTAATACTTCAAGCATTTGTTTATTAAGCTCAGCCATATCATAGATTTGTGGTGATGCTTGTGCCATCTGCATTACAGCTTGATACTGTACAACTTTTTGAGACATGGTTGCTGCATTTGGATCTGACACTGGGATAACATCTACGTCGTCATAATCAGATTGTTTAGCTTTTCTATCGCCTACTTCAGGATTATATGAATATTCTGTTGGAGTGTAATCCCTAATAATACCTTTAAGTAATTTAAACTCTTGCTTCATTGCATAATAAATACGAGCTTGAATAGCTGATGTTACTTTGAGAGTTCTTTCTAGAATAGCTAACGTTGTACCTACTGGAGCATTAGCGCTCATATCAGATACTTTAAGTCCTTCAGCATTAGCGAATGCACGGCCTTCTTCAATGATTTGATTCATCAATTGATTTAGAACCATACTAGGCTCTTTATATGGAAGAGGTAAGATGTTGTCACGAATAGCGCCTGATGGTACATCTACGTCACGGAATTCACCAGGAGCAATAGGGGTATCGTCACCTTTGATACGAAGACCACGAGACTTAAGCCCCCCTGGTAGGTTGCTCAATGTGCCAGCATCAACGAGTTGTCGTAAAATCATTGTGCCAGATTTAGCAAACGCTCCAATCATATGGATTAAACCAAAACAGTAAAATCCGAATCCTGGAATATAACCGTAGTGTACGAAGTGCTGACGTTTAAGTTTTCTATTATCGTCTGGATTCCAATTACGACGAACAGCTAAGATAGTGCCTGTACCTTTTTCTAGAGTTACAACATAAGGTAATGCAATACCTGTCACTTTTCCATCTTGATCTATATCTTCATAACCTGGTAAATCTAAATTAACATGCATCTCAAGAAGTTTATATCGGTCATCTTCTGTAACATTGAATCCCATTTTTTCTGCAATTTTTTTCTCAGCTTCATCTGACTCACGTGAAGGTTCTCCCAAATCAACATCTTTATAAAAGCCCGCTACTTGTAAACGACGTAACTCATTCTTTGTCTTTCGCATAACATGCGTCACACGTTCAGCTGTTTCTAAATTAGATGCGCCATATGGAACCACAATATCTTCTGCTGTCACATACATAGCGACTTGGCGTTCTAAGGTTGGATCATAATAAACTTTTTTGAATGCGTTACCAGATAAGCCTAGACCCCATAGCATGCGTTCATGTTCCGGGCGATACTCAGGCATCTCATCTGTAAGTTGGAAGTTCATGTCTTCTTGAACTCGTTTTGCTGATTCTTCTTTTTCCGGAGTTTGCTTACCAATAATTTGAGTTTTAACAGGACCCATTGCTGGGAAAGTTTCCATCATAGTTTCTGCTTGGAATTTAACTAAAGCTTCTGTCATAAGTGGATGGAACACATTACATGCGCCTGGCCATGGTTCAGTTCTATCTTCTACTTTAAGGCCTAATAACTCTAAGCCGTCTACATAAGTAGTGAGCCAATCTTTTCTTGAACTAATATCTGTATCAAAGTCACCTAATAAATCACCTGATAATTGAGTAAGTTCTTTCTCATCCATCTCTTCTGCTAAGTTAGCATTAAATTCATCATCAGTTTCTTTGCCTGGTTCAATTACGATTTCCATTCCATCAGCACCGATAGTCACTGAATCGGGGTTTTCAATCTCAATACTTATATCTTCTGCTTCAGGAGTAACGTCTTGCGCCATGCCTGTAGGTAGTTGGTATAAGCCTTTATCCATATTATTTGCCATAGTTATTTCCCTTTAAGCTTTGCTAAATTTGTTTTTGTGTTATAGTTAAATGCATTTGTTGGTTTACCCAATCTTTTTGATGCTCTATCTTTTGCGCGTTCTTCTGCAGTCATTGCGTTTCTTTTTAAACCTTCAGCTGTAAATGTTTTACCATCAGCATTAAGTTGTCCTCGTTTTTGTAAAATAGAAATAGCAGTATCACGATTACCTACTTGAGCAGTTAACCTATCAATTAACTGATTCTTTCCCATAAACTTTTGAGTAGCCATATTTAAGTCCTACTAACCGTTAACCCACTATAAACAAACCAACTAACTACTACTTCTCTTTCCTGATTTGATGGTGTAGTATAGTGTGCATACATTCCATATGG